TCCAAAAATCTTGTTGTACTTCATTTGTGATTTCATTTCTTTCTTCGTTTTACGAAGATATTCTAACTCACTTTCCTCATAAAGGTGAGGGTGTGCCAAAGCATGTTTAATATAATCTAATATTTTTTTGTATTCTTTACTCATCTTTAAGTCCTCCTATTAAATCCGTTCATCTCCATGTCCTCTTATTGAAGTCAATGCTGTACTCCACCCTCTTTTGACACTCTGGAGTGCCATCATGATATGGAACAACTCCTAACTGCCATGCTACTTCATCACTAGCACCAAGACGTTGTAACTGTGCATAGTCCCAGGCAGCAGTTGCTGGATGGCAAGTGGGATATGCTGGAAATCCAACAACAGCTGCGAATAAAATGGGAAGTATCACAGTCCGTCACCATCATCATCATTTGTATCTCTATATGTTAATTCATTATCAGACCAATCATATTCCCAATCATCATACATTTCATCAAAGTTTTCAGAGGAATCCATTGGAAGTCCAGTTACTTCATCATCAAAATTTTCTGATTTATCCGGGAGGTAACTATCTACATCAGAAAAGATTTCTGATTCAAGACTTTCGACGAGAAGTTTGAGATTTCTTACGATTAGTTTTAGTTTTTCCCTTTCCATTAAAAAATGTCTCCAGATTAGAAAATAGTTTTTTGGTCTTGTAGTCTTTTCCTTTTTGTTCTTTTGAGATCTTGCTAATATCTATGTCTGTTCCTGGAGCAAAATCAATCTTGCAATCCTTAGGATTCAGACCATATCGTAGCATATATTTCTGAAAATGATCAAAACATTGAAACCGACAAATTTTTGTATCTTTTCCTTCTTTATACTCAAGTCGGATAGGAAATGTTTCGTAAGGAAACATATCTTTTTTTGTAGGCATCTCAGCAGTCTTCGTTCTTTTTAAGTTGCTTACGACATTTCTTCACTTCTTTCATTTCCTCTTTAATCATCTTATAAGCATCTTCAGAAGAAATGCGGTTTGATAACTCTAGAGCACAAATGACTTCAACTCTTGTGCCAAAATGTTTGAGTGCTTCCTCAAAACAATTAAGTTCTTCGTACATGGTAGGGACTAGTTACAAAGGTATTATAGCAATAAAAAAGAGGGTCGTCAAGACCCTCTTAATTACTTATTTTCCAGTTTTTCTTGCTACGAGGTTTTAAACAAACCCATTTAGCATAATGTACACCACGATAAGTTAAAAACGCAAAAGTTTTATTCGGATCGTGTTTTTCTGGATCATATACTGGAAGATCATATTCAAGTTTGATCTTCAGCATTTGTCCTCCTAGACTTTATTGAGGAGAATTAGTTCACCGTAAAGCAATGACATAGCAGCAACACAACTTAGGGATACGATCCCGACTACTTGTAGTGCTCCCATTGTGATCACTTAGTATAGGTGCGACCACGATAGCAGAACTCTCCGTGAATTTCTTCACCAGTCTGCTTGCACTCATGCTCTACACCACGATAAGAGGTGTGAAGAACTTGTGCGTCGTGAAGTGCAGATGCTTTTTCAATCTGCTTTTTGATGATAGTAAGTGTGTTCATTTGATTGACTCCTGAAGTGGGTGAAATTAACCTTCTCTGCTTTCGCAGGATCCGTTTTCCCGTTCCTTCAGTCGTTTGCGTCCCAATAATAATCACATTCTGGTGCTGATTCCTTTACGGTCTCAACTAACTCAAGTTTAAGTTCATCGTCTAGATGCTTATTTGTACTAATCCGAAACATAACTGCATCGGCTTGAGTACAACTAAGTGTTGTATACAGAAGTACTTCAAACATGGGATGAACGCTCCGTTCCGCGACTTACTTGCGTCCTATGTATACACTCCTTTACATTCACCTTCTACTTTTGATTTTAGATACCCTATTAGATTCAACTTCGACCGAAGGTCAAGGTTTGGATCTGCCTGGATCTCTAATCGTCTCTGTAGGAACCTTTCACAAGTCATATGCCACCCATAGGGTGACGGATCGTGGTGGGCTAAGGTCAATGCCAATAAGAGTGATAGCATTGGATGAACGACAGGTCTATTATAGACCATCTGTCCTATTTAGTCAAATATAACTGTATTTTGTGATACAATTTTACAATCGACCTTTTTGACCAAAAATTTTGGGGAAATTTTTTCCCCCTTTTTGGGAAATCACTTTCCCTTTTTCTTTTTGCCCTCTCCATAAAGGTTGGGACGAATCCTACCTTCGGTTTGAGTGATGTTAAGGAGATCCTTTTTATATTTGTCCCAATAGTAGTCAAAAATATCTATCTTCTTGCTAGACATCACAATATCAAAGTGTGATGTTTCACCTTGAATATATTCAACTAGGTATGCATTAGTTGGAAGTTCCCTATCATCTGCTTGAGAGGGATCACAATCAGAGAATAATACAGCAAAACTTCCCATATCAACCTCTGTTACCCCAGACGACATCTGGGAATGCCTCCTTAACTGTAGCGTGTGTGATTCTATACTTGCTTGAAAGTTTTGCGTCTTTGGTAAGGACAAGGACTTCTGCTTCATCAGCGTGAAGGGATTCAAGCATTGAGATAAAAATAGTTTCCCTCTGATTACGACTGATTTGAGATGCTCCTTGAATGAAGTGATAGAACTTTCTATGTTCTCCAACCAATCTAGTGTGATGCTCAGTCCCAGCGGGAGCATCAGAAGGAGTATAGGGAACTGAACCCTCAGGTAGAGCACTCTTTGCAGTGTCATCAAAGTTCCAAATCAAAATTGCAAGGAGTGCATCAGTGTAATTATCCTGAAGGATTTTAATTTTTTCCTTTTTAGTTTTTGCACTAGAAGCAGCTTGTAGCACTTCACTGATTAGGGGGTTTGGGGGTAATTTTTTAGCCATTGTAAAATAAAAAGTTAATCTAGGGGTTTAGTCATCATCAAATTCTTCTTCAAATATAACAGAAAGTAATTGAGAGTTCAATAAATTTCCATCTTCGTCATACATTTCTGGATGCAATTTTGGAGTAGTTACTTGATCAACATAATCGGTATAATATGTATTAACAAACCAACCTGCCATAAATCCAATAATTAATGCTCCAATAGAGAACAGAGCAGAGAACGTGAGAGTGAGTGCAATCATTTTTTCCTACCTTAAAAACTACTCATTAATAAAAAACGAAAATCTATTCCCTCCAACCACTCTGTAAGTTATTTAGATAAGGTCTTTGGATTTCAAATATTTGATAGTTTGAATACATCCACCAACCTTATAATCTTCATGAACAATTTGTGGGAATGTAGCACCTTTTCCAAAAGACTCAATAAAATCTACTGCAGAAAAATCAGTATCTAAAATCTTTTCTTCATATGCAACATTCTTTAAATTAAGAACTTGTTTTATTTGATCACAAAAATTACAATTCTTTTTTGTATATACAGTTAATGGATCCATTAATTTTTCTCCCAATATTCGTAAGTGAATTTGTTGTTAGTCACACTGTAATAGATATGCTCAACTCCACACTCACGAAGATATGCAGAGCAAACTGGACACGGTTTAGACATTCTTAGCTCAGTATAATTAAGTCCTCCAAGTCTTGCAACTACAATCTTGTCTGCTTTGTCTTTTGCTTTAATCAAAGCACTCAACTCTGCATGAAGAAAGATTTTTTCTGGACGACCTACTTTTTCTGCCCAGAATGCTTGAACGGGATGAGTCTTGGTCTCAAGATTTACCGCAGTCGCAATCACACGGTTTTTCTTCAGTAGAACAGCACCCACCTTCTTTTTTGAAGGAGACTGCTTTGCGACCTGTACTGCCAATTTGAAAATGTTTTCCATGATAAAAATTTTGAATCCTACCATCCACGAAGTGGATACAGCATTCAGGTTGTTGGGTCCAATCCCCATCCCATTTCTCTGGATATACTACCACAGTATCAGTAAGACTGCAAGCCATCACTCTTCCATGGTTTCCGTTTGGTTTCCAATTCATAAGTGGAAACATTCTATCATTGCACTCCCTAGGAACAAAGTCCTGAGTACCTGAATATTCTATCAAAGATAGTTTTCCAGATGGATCAATATAATACCAATCCATTAAATTATCAAGGTCTTTTGTTTGCAGAACTCCTTGAAACTCTGGACCAAGAGGTTTGTAATCGTTACGAATTTGATCAAACATTCCCATCACTTAAAAATCCCTTTTTCTTTCATGAATTGGAGAGTCTCTTTCATACCACCAATATGCCTGAATCCAACATTAATTTGTGGATATTCTGCTTCCTCACCAAACTCTTCAACAAATCCTCTTTGTGTGAAGTGATGATTTAATTTATATTCTAAAAATTCACCTTCAAGAGACTTGAGAAGCATTGCCATTCTTTCACATTCTTGACTGCCGTTACTGTAGATTACTACTGTTTCTGTCATTTTTCTGTGTGGTTGTATTCGATTACGATTTTTTCGTGTTGAGTTTTTCTGTCACAACAAATATGATATGTTGCTTTACCGTTTAAAAGTTCTTCGATCTTTTCTACTAAGTTTTTAGCAATATTCAGTTTAGTTGGTTTTTCCCAATTAGAACTTTCCACTAATTTAGTCACACCTTCTAAATGATTTTGTACAGAAATTTTTCTAAAATTATCATCGATCATTTTGCCAATCGTCAATTTGCTCTTGTGTGGGGACAATGATTCGGAAAGCAAGACCTTCCTCCTCAAACTCTTTATTCATTTTTTCGTATGTTTCTGGTGTGATTTTTTCAGTCACGTTGCCTCCAGTCATCAGGTTTGTCTCTTTGAAACCAATCTTTAATGTCTTCTGCACCATCAAATCCCGTTTTATAATTGGATGGGTCGGGATCACCTAATCCCATCCTATTCATAAAATCATCGATGCTACCTTCTTCAATATCTTGAGCAGCTTGACGACGTGCTTTGTTTAACCAGTCTCTAGCAGTTGTATGTCTCTTGGCAAGTTTCTCTGCCCAGATCATATCTTCTAGTTTTACTTCTTCTTTGTTTGCGATCTTCTTACAGATGAATTCCAGTCGGAGTCTGTATTGAGTTGATAGCATATTACTCCCGCAGTTTTAGTTCTAAGTCTTCTAATTTATGATACTCAGCATGTGCCCGTTCTTGACGGTCACAAATAATATCTAGAATATCCCCTACAATGATATCATTGTCAACGTAATCGTCAAGGTACTTATATAGTGCCTCTTTCAAGTATCTTTTACGATGCCATTCTGGGGAGTAAGGTTTGTAGTCCATAATATGCTATGTTCACGGAAATATTTAGTAGTGAGATTGTAAGTATTCTAATACTTTTGCTTGCCACTCAAGGAGTTCATAGTAGCATTTTTGATTATGAGCACATTGTCTTAATTCATGATCAGGTTTATGAACACTTTCAATGAAAAGTCCCAATGCATCTTTTTGTTTTTCATTCATCTTTAGACTCCTTTATCTTTCTTTTGAGTGCTGCTGACCTTCTTTCTATTAGAAATAATTCCCACCTAAGTTTAGGATACAATTTAATCAAAAGAAAATACTTTCTTATTTGAATAGAAAGGATTCTCAATTGAATATCAATAAATCTTAAGAAATTAGGTTCAGTTAGTATTAGGTATGCTATTACACAAACAAATATTAATGTTGTGTAATAAATTGAGTAGTTCACAGTTTACCACCAACTACTCCACTATTTACAACTCTTGTATATTCTAGAAGTGTTCCTTCTTGAGCACACTTAAGATGCCAACGTGACATAGTTAGAACTGATTCATAGGTAGCACCAGTAATAAAGTGCTGACCTAGAGGTTCTCTCATAATAGATGTGAATAGACCGAATCGTGTTTTCTTAATATAGAAAGCATCATCAATCCATTCAGCATCCTCAGGAATATTTCTTTCTACTGTACCACCAAAAGAATCTGATAGTTTGTATTTTTTAGACGTGTCAATCATAGATTTGGTTTGATTTGGGCAGCATCACGGTCAAAGATTTCAAGACCTTTTTCCGTTAGAACATGATCATACATCTGTTCAAAGATTTTTGGTGGCATTGTTACAATACTGGCACCATTATACCAAGAACGCACAGCACGTTGAACACTGCGAATTGATGCCGCAAGGACTTGAGTAGGACATCCATGAATACGATACATATCAGCAATTGATCGTACCACTTCAAGACCAGCAACAGACTGATCATCAAGTCGTCCTACGAAAGGAGAAACATATCGAGCACCTGCATTCGCAGCAAGAATTGCTTGTGCTGCAGAAAAGATTAGAGTTACGTTGACATTTACACCATTGGTATAAAGTTGACGACAAGCAATTAGACCATCACGGGTTAGAGGAACTTTGATAGTACTGCAATGGCTAAACTTCTTATAAAGACGCATACCTTCAGTGATCATATCATCAGCAGTTCCCATAACTTCCATACTGATGTCACGAACACCGAGATCTTTCAATTCCTGATATACATCATCAGGATTGCGTCCTGACTTCATAATGAGTGATGGGTTAGTAGTCACTCCATCAATGAGACCAGTCTCAAAGTGTTTTGTAATAACTTCAGTATCAGCAGTGTCTAGAAAAATTTTCATTATTTTTGATAAACCTCTCTTATATTATACAACCTTTATAGTGTGGTTGTCAATCAGGCAGGATAGTCCCACTTAGTAATTTGTTCAGTTTTATGTACTGGACCCCAGACTCCTTCATGGTAGATATAAGGAGCAGTGCGAATTGAACACTTATCACCAGTACACAGAAGATCATCTACAATCCTCCAAGATTCCAATACTTCTTCGGAATGGACAAAGTGTGATTGATCATCTTCAATTGCATCATATAGAAGTTTTTCATAACCATCTACACCTAACCAGTCGGGATAACGGTGAGTCAATGTAGCTGGTTCAACAGAATCACCAAGTCCAGGAGACTTAACATCAATGCGAATATCAAGATGAGCATGTGGTTGAAGTCTGATTACAATTCGATCATTCATCTCACCCTCAAATAGACTGAGTGGTGGTGCTTTTAGTTTGATGACAACTTCTACACACCCATAAGGCATTTTCTTGCCTGTCATGAAGTGAAAAGGAACTCCCTTCCAACGCCAGTTATCAATGTAGAGATCACCAGCAACGAAGGTAGGAGTGTGACTGCGAGGATCAACACCCTCTTCAGAACGATAAGTATCATATTGTCCACAGATTAGTTTTGTACCTAAACGAGTTGCAGATAAAACTTTAACTTTTTCTCTGCGAATTTCTTTAGCATCCATTCTGCAAGGTGCTTCCATCGCAATCAATGCCAGAACCTGTAACATATGGTTCTGTAGCATATCTCTTACAACACCTGCACCTTCATAGTATTGTGAACGACCTTCACAACCTATTGTTTCAGTTGCAAAGATTTGGACTTCTTCTATATACTCCCGATTCCAAAGTGGTTCAAGAAGAATATTCCCAAAGCGGGTAGCAAGAATATTATTGACAGTATCTTTACCAAGATAATGGTCAATGCGATAAACTTGTTTCTCGCGTAGATGTCTGCCCACCACTGACTGTAAATGATTAGCAGATTTAAGATCGTACCCAAAGGGTTTTTCAATAACAACACGCGATCTTTCTGGGTCGTCGAGGAATCCTGTTCCTTTGAGACTGATGATGGCATTTTCGTACCTCTCTGGTGGGACAGATAAAAAATAAGTTGTATCATCTGTTTCTGGAAGATGATAAAAACTTTCTGGATCATCTAAATCACAAGAAACATAATCGAGAAGATCAATAAAATCTTGAGGATATTCACCTAAAGATTTTACCCAAGTATCTCTACCAGGATCTCTCCTAGCTGCACCCGTAATTACAAAAGAACTTGGAAGAAGTTTTTTCTCCCAAAGTTTATGTAATGCAGGAATTAATTTCTTTTTGCATAGATCTCCGGTTGCACCGAAGATTACTATACCTTTAGTGAGCGGTTCCGTTTCCATTGTACTTGTCTGTTTCGTAGTAGTTATTTTCACCTTTTCGTACCCCGAAATATATCGTGGATAGTACAAAGGGCGCAGCTGCCCATAGTAAGACATCAGCAAAAGTCATCTAAAAAATACCTTAAAACCCATTGATGCTCTCCCATTTTCTATTTCTTTAATACTAGTTAGGTACTCTGCATATAGTTTGAAGTCTTGTCCAAATTCTACACCTATTGACCCCAATGGTCCTTCAAACCTATCGTTACTATCAACATAAGGATTGTTAACGCTGATCCCAGAGTAAAAAGTAGTGCTACCAATTGGTGCGAGAAGTTTAATTCCGGCATGATTAATTCCTGGATGATCGTTACATTGCACAGGTGATGAGAGATGTTCTGCAAATAATCTAACATTTGTATGAATGTCATATTCAAGACCAAAAGAACCCATTGGTTCCTGAAAGTCTATTTGTGCATTATTATCCCAAGGATCAGCATTAAGTGAAATATAAGTTCCAACTGATTCGGGAGTTACTTCACCAACAACTACTGTTGCTAGAGCAGCAAGCACAGTATTCATTCCAATACAGATACTCATTTTGGGGGATTACCTCCATATGCGATAGGATATAACTCATCAAGTATAGAAGATAATTCTTCGTACCGTGACTTATCCCACAGTTCTTTTAATAATCCCTTTTGCTCTTTCCTCACAATAGTGAAGACTTCTTGCCATTGTCTCTGTGTCATCTTACGTCGTGTCCTCCAAACATTGCTCTCATTCCATTTAGAACCTTGGCTGCGTAAGCACCCAAACGGCGTGACTCAAAACGTGACCACAACGCACTGCTGATAACAGGAGCGGGTACGCCAAGATCCACAGCAGCGTGAACCGTCCAACGACCCTCACCACTGTCTGATACTCCCCCATCGAACTTGCTAAGCTCTCGATCCCTGCGTAGTACATCAGCGGTAAGATCAAGCAACCAAGACCCAACCACAGAACCACGACGCCATAACTCAGCCACTTCAGCACAGTCAATATCATACTGATAGTCTTCTGGATTGTCCATTGGAGCAACCTCAGCATCTCCCTCTTTAACGTATTGTGACCCAGCATTTGCTTCATGCAGGATATTAAATCCTTCTGCGTATGCTTGCATAATTCCGTATTCGATTCCATTATGAACCATCTTTACAAAGTGACCAGCACCTGGAGGTCCACAATGGAGCCAACCATGCTCAGCAGAGGTCTCATAACTGAAAGGATCGGTTCTTGGAGCTCCACTGATGCCTGGTGCGAGTGCCCTAAAGATTGGAGAGCAGGCGGATACTGCAAAATTTGCACCACCAACCATAAGACAGTATCCACGCTCCAAACCGTAAACACCACCACTAGTACCGCAGTCAAGATACGACATCCCAAGTTTAGATAACCTGTCTGCCCGTCTGCGAGAGTCCTTAAAATTGCTATTGCCATGATCAATAATAATATCTCCTTCCACACAAAACTGTAATAACTCATTGAGTGTGTCCTCTACTGTTTCTGCTGGTACTACCATCATAAAGATACCAGGAGATCTGGCAGTATCAGTAAATACACCTGCACCATTGTGTACTACTTGAACAAGGCTTTCCAAAGAAGTGGTATATCCACTGATATAACCCTTCTCATATTGCTCTTCAGCTTTTTTAACATTGTTACGATATCCATAAACTTCGATGCCTGCTTTGATCATACGACGAGACATACCCTCGCCCATTCGTCCTAATCCAATTAATCCTACTTTCATAGCACCCTCCCAGGAACATAATCAACTTGATCTAGAACTTCATTGAGAAGTTTTTCATATGATTTAAACATCCTATCACCCGCAATAAATGATCTCTGTTTTTTCCAGAGTGCTTCTGCAAGCATTCGTTGTTCTTCTTCTGTGAAATCTGTAAACCTATTCATCCTTTTACCTCTTTTTGAAAATATTCTGGTAGGGGACATCCCTTAAAATCATTTAGTTCATCAGCAAATAATACAAACATAGTAACAAATCCTAGACAGAATGCAAATAACATTTGTGGAAAGTTATAATTACCCATATAAGCAGTAGGATCGGGTTCATCATCATGTGGATGAATCATCTTTTCGATCTCTAATGACCTTTTCGACTTGTCGTCTGATCCGGTCTCTTGCTTCTTGGTCTTCTGTTTCTTTTCGGGAGTATCCATGTTTCTGATGGAATATAAAGTGGCCTTGACAAATCATAGTCAATCCAAACAAAATTGCTGTAACAATCCCTACCCACTCTATAAAGTTATCTTGAGCCATGGGAATATAGGATCAATTACTCCAATGAGTCGGAGGAGACCTTCAGCAAAAAGAGCAAGAACGACCCACCCGACACACATAGAAATAATTCCAGCATTACGGTTGTGTCTACGAATTGCATCATCAATCATCTCCTGAACTTCTTCTTTAGTGACTGTTTCGGGTGGTTCAATACCCTTTCCCCAATCCTTAAACATACTAACCTCTGTACCTTCCAGGCCATGTCAATTGCATTCCAGCAACTAGCAACGATATAAAAAGAGTTATGAAAAATATTGTCATTTGATCATCTCCATTGCTTCACTTAATTCCTGAAAGTGTTGAATCTCATCATTCATAATCCTAATAATGTCTTGATCATTTGGGTCCACAAGTGCAAGATATTTTGCATAAGTCACAGAGGCATGAACCTCTACTTCGTATGACAGATGGTATGCAGACTTAGGAGCCACCCAATAATAAACCACATTGATCCAATAATAGATAAGTACGAGGTGTCTGGCAAAGAAACGATCAATCCAATAAGAATTACCACCCCGACTTTCCATAAATTCCAGATGTTCGGTTTCATTGACTGATTGCTCGAAGTGTTGTTTCATCAAGTATAGATGTTCCGGACCACGCAAACCTAAAGACTCTCTTAAATGTAAGACACTTAAAAAAGCAAAGTAAGGTGCTCTGGCAATTTCTTCAAGAACCCAAAATCGTTGAAAATCTCTACCCCTATAGAGGTAGTCAATGATTGTAACTGTTATGTTTAAAACAATTTCATTGAATTTCTTCATCTTCTTCGTAGTCGTAGGTTAATCTACAGTCCCAATAATGGTCCTCTTCCCACTCTGGTTCATAGAGTGGGCAAGGTTCCTCAAAAAGATGATCCATCCTTAATTGATGGATCCTTTCTCGAAGTTGTTTATAAAACTCCCTCTTTTCGTTTGGATTCATTCGACGTGAACTGTACCGATCATTCCTGCTCCTTTATGAGGACCACACCAGTAAGTGTAGTCACCTGCTTCTGGAAATGCAACTTCAAAGTCTTCACCTGGTAACATTGCCAGGGCTTCGTGACCTAATTCTGGATGATCTTCCACGATAACATTATGCGGTGGAAGCATATTATTAATAAAATGAATTGATTCTCCTGCAGTAATAGTAACTTCTGCTGGTTCAAAAACCAAGTTACCATCTGCTCCCATCATAACATCTACAGCCCAAGCAGGTGTAGCAAGAAACAACGTAGCTAATAGTGCAAAGAAAAACTTCATATTTCTTTAATCGACTACCTTATCTAGGTAATCTCTCTCAGTCTTATATAAAAAATCCATATTTTTATCAAAGTATATCTGGATTCCCTGACTTAATTCGGGTATCAACCATTGATCAACACGATAGCAATATTTCCAATTAGCTGGTTGAACACAATTCATTACAACAACAGACCAAAATGCTGTTGCATAATTAATAAAAGTAGTCATAAGAAAACCAAACCTGCAATCATTATTAAAAAACAAAAAATGGTGAAGATCATCAAAGAGATCCCCACCATATAAACCCATACGGGAACATTTTCATTTGAATCAGTCATAATGACTTCAATAGAGTTCGTCCTCTTTCTCAGTCTCAATGACACAATCACTAGTAGGATATGCAACACAAGTAAGGACAAATCCTGCTGCAATCTGATCATCATCTAGGAAAGATTGATCAGATTGATCAACAGTGCCACTCACAATCTTACCAGCACAGGAAGAACAAGCACCTGCACGACAAGAATAGGGAAGATCTACCCCTGCTTCCTCAGCAGCATCAAGGATGTACTGATCGTCTTCACAGGTTACAGATTGTTCTCCTTCAGAAGTTTTAAAAGTTATATTGAATGACATTATTTAATAAAATTATGTGTATAATATGTATTATAAGTGATTTATTCTTTTTTGTAAAGATCTTCTAGTTTGTTCTTTTGATCAGCAAATTGCTTGCTGTTCATATCAGAAACATCAACGTACATTACTTCATCACCAGGTACAGGTGCTTCTGGATGTTTTGGTTTGGGGGGTTCATCCATCATCTTATTAATAGACCGAATGTTCCCCCACATCATAGCAAATGCAGCACCTGCTATTACAGCAAAGCAAGAAAAATATACAAAAACCAACCAACCGTTCACAGTGCGTTGCCTCTGGGAAGAACTTCTTCAGGGAAGACGAAGTTTTCGTGTGGTTGGTCTACAGTTGCCATCCAGTTACGAAGACCTTCATTCAAGAGGATGTTCTTTGTGTAGAACGTCTCAAATTCTGGATCTTCTGCTGCACGGAGTTCTTGAGAAACAAAATCATAAGCACGGAGATTGAGAGCAAGTCCGATAATACCAATAGAACTAGTCCACAGACCCATAACGGGAACAAAAAGCATAAAGAAATGAAGCCAACGCTTGTTGCTAAAAGCAATCCCAAAAATCTGCGACCAGTAACGGTTTGCCGTGACCATAGAGTATGTCTCCTCCTCTTGAGTTGAATCAAAAGCTTTAAATGTGTTCGCTTGTTCACCATCTTGATACAAAGTATTCTCTACTGTAACACCATGTATGGCAGAAAGCAAGGCCCCTCCCAGGATACCTGCAACACCCATCATGTG